TAGACCCAAACAGAAAAGGTATGGATATAGCACAAAGTTTTGGTAGTAGTTCATCTTATGCAAGAAAGTATGCCTTAAACGGTCTATTTTTGATAGATGATACAAAAGATGCAGATTCTACAAACACACACGGAAAAGGTGCTAAATCAACTGAAAAGAGCTGGTTAAACAAAGGTACTGCTGAATTTAAGAAAGTACAGACATACTTAAAAGGTGGTGGTAACATTTCTAAAGTAGAAGAAAAATTTAGAATATCAAAAGAAGTAAAAGAATTATTAACTAAATAAATATGAATAACTTTGAATTAAGACCAACAGACAAAAAAGACCATTACAGATTCTTTATCAATGGAGTAGATGTAACTGGTGAACAAGAAAGAAGCACTTTTAGACATATTATAGAAGTGATAGATAATAAAATAACAACTGGATTATAAATTTAAATTAAAATTATGAGTGCAAACAAAAGCTATTTATTAGGAGATGTTGAGTTACAACTTGACACAATTAAAAAACTTTCTCAGTATTTTGAGAACATCTTGACTTACAACGCAAAAAGAGAATTAGTACCAAAGAAAGGAGAAGATGGAAAAGAGTTAAAGAAGCTGAAGTTAAACTTTTCTATTTTTGAAGAAGGTAACTTCGGACAGAATGTATCTTTTACAATTCCACAAACAAAGGAACAAAGAGATAATGGAGAAAAGAAAAGATATGTTGCCAATGGTAAAATTTACTATGCATCAGACAACTTACAATCTTTTGTTCAAAAGTCAGAAGCAAAAGCAGAGAAAGCAACACCAGTTGCAGCAGATGATTTACCATTTTAAATTATAAGGGAGGTTTAAAAGCCTCCTTTTTTTTTTGAATACATTAAAATATATAATTATGAAAGTAAAAGATTTAATTGATAAATTAAAAAATTATAATCAACAAACAGATGTATGTTCTGGATATTTAACTAATGACAACAAAATGATTCATCTTGATTTAATTATTAAAGAATCTAATCCAATAGGAGATAGAGATGCAGAAGATAAATTATTATTATGGATAGGTTGTAAAGAGTTTTAGTTTTTTATAGTATTAAAATAAAAAATTTATGTGGAACTATAAAGGACAAAGAATAAAATCAAGAGAAGATTTACCAGCAGATGCAGTTGGGTTTGTTTACAGAATACTTAACAGACGAACTGAACAAGTTTACATTGGTAAAAAGATATTGCTTAACAAACGTACAAGACCACCTCTAAAGGGATATAAACGTAAAAGAGTAGATTATGTTGAAAGCAACTGGATCAAGTACACTGGAAGCAATAAAGAAAGTAAAAAATGGAAGATTGAAGATTGTTACAGAGAAATTATATACATTTGCTATAACAAGACAATGATGAGTTATTATGAAACTAAGTTACAATTTACAGAAAACGTTTTAGAAAATGATAAATTCTTAAATGACAATGTACTTGGTAAATATTATAAAACAAAAATACAGAAATACATAGATGACGCAAAAAATAAAAACCAATGAGCAGATAGAAGAACATAGAATGTTAATGCAGTTGCTTGAAGAAGATGCAAATGTAGATATATCAGAAGTAATTAAATATCCTCCAGTATCACTTAGTTGTGGATCGTACATAGATACAGATGTTGAAGGTAATGAAATAGAATATCCAATACCAATTGGCACAGATGGAAACTTTAGTTTTGTACAAGCATTTCCAAAAGTAGGTAAATCATTTTTTATTAGCTTACTTGTATCAGCATATCAAAGTGGAGGTAATAAATTTACTGGTACTATAAAAGGACATAGGAGAGGTAGAAAGATAATACATTTTGATACTGAACAAGGTAAGTTTCATTGTCAGAAAGTATTTCGCAGACCAGTAATAATGAATGAGCTGCAAACTGATGACAACTACCATACTTACGCATTAAGACCAATGACACCAACTGAAAGAGTAGAGTTTATTGATTACATACTGTTTGATAAATTTAATAAAGATAAAATAGGATTAGTTATTATTGATGGTGTAGCAGATTTATTAAATGATGTAAATTCAATGACAGAAACAAATTCTGTTGTACAAAAAATTATGACTTGGACTGCAAAAAAAGAATGTCATATATTAACAATTATACATCAAAACTTTGGAAGTGATAAACCAACTGGAAATTTGGGGAGTGCATTAGAGAAAAAAGCAGAGACACAAATTAAGTTAGAAAAAAATGAAATTAATAAAGGTTGGATATCTGTTGAATGTAAAAGAAGTAGAAACAGAAGTTTTGATCCATTTAGCTTTTCAGTGAACGATAACATACTACCAGAATTTGTTAATAATGATTTTGAATTTTAAGTAACTTTATGGTTATATTGCATCTATGGAAAATTGGAAAGAAAAAGATTTATTTGAATGGCTATCAACTAACCATTACAAAACATTAGTAAATAGTAAAAATCCAATATCAAGATGGGATTGCTACGATATTGAAACACAAAGCAGAATAGAATTAAAGTGCAGAAAGAAGCATTACAATACTTTACTACTGGAAAAGCCTAAATACGATGCTTTAATAAAAGAATCAAACAAACATTTTGATGTGCCAATTTACATCAATAGTACACCGCAAGGTATCTATCTATTTAATTTAAACAAAGTAGATTTAAAATGGTTTGAGAAATCATTACCAGCCACATCAGAGTTTAAAAACAGAAGATGGGTTAAAAAACAAGTAACAGAGATAAATATAAAACAAGCAATAAAACTAAAATAATATGAGTGATAAAGTAGAATTAGGTGAAATTGTTTTTTGTGATTTAATAATTAATTACAAAGGAAACAAGTACAATTTAGAAAAAGTAGTTTATAAAAATGATGGTAATTTATTTTATAATAGAAAATATTTAGAAAAATTAAAAATTAAAGAACCAGTAAAGGTTAAAGACGTAAAAGTAATCTCTAGATTAGGTTTTGAAAACAAATCAAAAGGATTTACAGAAGTAAAAGGAAGTGATGAAACAAGAAACAAAATTACTGGTGCTTATGAATAACATAGAATTAAATAAAATATATTGTGAAAGTAATTTAGATACTATGGCAAGAATGGATGATAATTTTGTAGATATAATAATTACATCTCCTCCATATAATATTGGTAAATCAAGAATTAATGGAGGTTTTAATTCAAAAAAATACGATAAATATAACGATAATTTAAGCAAAGAGGATTATTTTAAACAAACTAAAGTATGGATTGATGAAATGATTAGAGTTACAAAATATCACGTTTTTTACAATATACAAGAGGTTACTGGTAATAAAGGTATAATTGCTTTTATAATGAATGAGTACAAAGAACAAATTAAAGAAGTTTTTATTTGGGCTAAAAAAAATCCTCCATCAAGTATTGTTGAAACTATGTGTAGTTCTGGTTATGAATATATATTTTGTTTTAGTAAAGACAATCCAGAAAGTAGAAAATTTAATTATTGTAATTTTAACAATAGGAATGGAGATTATATGAAAAATATAATTATAAAACCAGTTAATTCTGGTAAAGAAAATGCTGGACATTCTTTTGCTTTTGGAGATTGGTTACCTAACCATTTTATAAATTACTTTAGCAAAGAAAACGATATAGTTTATGACCCTTTTATGGGTACTGGTACAACTGCAAAATCTTCTCATATATATAAAAGGAGATGGATTGGAAGTGAGTTAAGTCAAGAGTACACAGAAATTGCAAATAAAAGATTAAAACCATATTTAACACAAACTACTTTGTTTTAAATAATATTATATAAAAAAATAAAACTAAAATAATATGGAAACAATTAAACTATTAAACAACGAAGTATTTGACAAGCAAGACATTTTAAGTAAGATGATGGATGATGAATTTTACTATGGGTATCTTGGTGTAAATGCATTATCAAGTTCAGCATCAAAGAAACTTTTAGATTCTCCTTATGCTTATTATCGTTCACTAACAGAAAAACAAACAAATGTACAAGCATTAAGAGATGGGCAATTAATACACCTTATGGTACTTGAGCCAGAAAAGGTAGAGTACTTAACATTTACAGAAGGTACAAAAGCATCAAAGCAATATAAGTTAGCAGTACAAGATGTTGGCTCACACAACGTATTTACTAATGCAGAATATCATAA